GAGAACGTCCAAGTCGTAGCACCAGTTGTGGTAGCCGTAACTGAGTTGCCTAGTGTTAAGTCAATCGTCTTAGCGCCTGTAGCATTGCCAATGGCGTTTGTTATCTCGCCGTAGTCTTTTAAGTTAATTGCTGAGACTGTTTGATCCGCGCCCGTTACCGCGCCTGCGAGAGTCATGCCTGTAATCGTTGGGGCTGTCCCTAAAACAACCGCGCCCGTTCCAGTTTTAGTTGTGACACCTGTACCGCCGTTAGCTACAGGGAGGGTTCCGGTGACCTGAGAGGTTAAGTTGACCCCGGATAAAGCGCCACCAAGCGTAAGGTTACCCGAGGTAGTTACAGTGCCCGATAGGCTAATCCCGTTAACTGTGCCCGTACCCCCAACACTTGTTACCGTGCCTGCGCCCGCTTCTGTTGGATTAGCATTAAGAACCGCAGCGCCTGCACCCGCACCGTCTGTGACGATCATGACCTTAGAGCCGCTGGCTACATTAACCGTAGCACCTGAACCCTGCTTGATTGTGATGATCTGACTGCCTGTAGTGGCGTTTTCAATCAACCACACTTTAGAGACAGTGTTTGGACCAAGCGTCACCTCACGAGTAGCCGTAAGAGCACCCGCCGAAGTAATCTTTAGGTAGAACCCGCGAGTCGCGTCTGCCGTGGCATCCGGCATAGTGAAAGTTTGATTAGCATCCGCAGACATTTGCTTCGTGCCGTAGCTAAAACCGTCGGTAATCAGCTCAAGGTTAGTGTTGGTACTGGTGCCCCAAGTGCCGCTTTCATCGCCCGTGGCGATTTCTTTGAGCCGTAAGTTATTTACATAAGTAGCCATTAGGGCCTCCAGTGACTATTTTAAAGTGCTGCCACCGGCAGCAGGGATGCTTGTCGCATAAATTTTTGTGTGCTGCCGTAAGTTTAGGGCTTCCCCGCAATCTGAACAAGTATCCGCTGTTAGTTCCGTTTCGTCCAAATCGTAACCGCAATTACCGCACACGATTTCGACTTCATGCTTAGGATCTATTGCGTCGTTTAATGTTACCGCTTCATTTACTGTCTTCATGCTGCAATCCGTTTCCAGTTAGGTGTTTGGTCAACAGGGACTTCGGTCCATCCGGTGCCGGGGTCTGGGACTATACGGCTCCAAACTAATACATTTCCGACTTGTCCGGTGGCCTGTACGCCAATGGCGTACACTGTAGCTCCGCCTGTTTCTTCTGTCTCGCCTAGTGCTGTAGTGCCCTGAACGCCGGTTACGTTGACGTTCTGTTGGAGCAGTACCGTAATATTGCCCAGTGTAGCTGTGGCTTGCAGGCCTGTTTCAGTAACTATGGCATCGCCAGTAACTTCTACGCTGCCTGCTGTAGCAGTTGCGGATACGCCTGTGAGGGAAACAATTACATTGCCCTGAACGCCCGCTGTACCTAAAGCCGTAGTGCCTTCGACGCCTGTAACAGAGAATATTGCATCTCCTATTACTGTAGCAGTGCCGATCTCACCGGTAGCTGCATTGCCGAGAGCCTCTATCGCTCCATCGGCTTCAACCGCAATATTGCCAAGAGAGGCCGTAGCTTGTACGCCAGTGACGTATACCCCAACGCCTGTGCCAACACTAACTGAACCTATTGCACCCGTGGCTACAAGGCCTATGGATTGGCCCCAGTTGCCCTGTCCCCAAGCGCCTCGACCCCAACCACCGAAATAAACAATGTCATTCCAGATGGGGTAGCCTACTTCCCCTGTGGCGCTGAGCCCTGTAACCGATACATTGGCATTTGCCTGAGCAGTTACTGCCCCTAGAGCCGACGTGCCCGCTACACCGCTAACACTTACAACTGCACTCGCAGCTACCGTTACCGAACCTACTGCTCCCGTAGCAGACGGGACGACAGGACTTTCATCCCACCCATCTGTTCCCCAAGTGCTGTAGCCCCATCCGGTGATGGGGACGATAACGTCAGCCATCTAAGTACCTTAAGCGATACGTATGATCGCGTTGCTCGCATCAGCAGCAGGGAAGACAATAGTAAAGTCGCCCGCAGTAGAGGTCTTATCCGAACCGAAGTCCAGAACTGCAACAGCGGGGTTAGTGCCGCCGTTAGCCAAGTAGATCAAAGCGCCACGAGCAGTAATAGTTGCTGTAGAAAAAGTCAGGTCAGCAAAGTCCAAGAAGGCCGTAGTGCCGGTCGAAGCAGGGTTTGCTGAGATAGTCAGCGTGCCGCCGCCTGCACTGTAGCCTGTCCCTGAGACTTCGTTTGTCGCTGAATACGCAGTAGTAGTTGCGCCTAGCGTAGCTGAAGACGTGTACAGAGCCAGTTTAAAGACCTGCGACGTGCCACTGCTGAAGTCAAAGTCTCCACCAAGGATTTGAACTTTGAACGATGTAGCCATAGCTTGTGAAATAGCCATTTGTGTTTCCTCTTAAAATATTACGGGCCGGGCGATTCCGATTTAATTGGCAGTCTAATCATACCATCTCTAAACTCATCACGACGACGGCGACCTTGCTGCTCGATGCCGAGACCTTGTATGGCCTGCTTATAGCTGTTTTCAAAATACTGTAGCATTTCAAGCGGGCCCTTCGTGTAGCTATATGCCTGTATGAGGCACGCATATAAAAGCGCTTCAGGAGCTTTGGTGCTTATCCACGTTGTCGTGTTCGAAGACGACAACTGCTGCGGCTTATATATGTATCCTAACTGAACTTCGTAACTGGCGTCAGGTGTAGGGGCAATGTAAAACGTATTCTGGTCCCACACGGAATAATATTTAGGAGCGCCTGTTTTCGAGTAGTCCGGCCAGTACTCTTTCATGAAAGAGGTGTCCCTGAACTCTAAAAAGGTCTGATCTCCGTTAAACGTCGCCATTATGTAGCGATGCGTCAAGATGTCGCTTGGTGCCACCAAAAACCTATTTCCTGAGGTCATGTTTGCGGTGGCTTCTAGCTTAAAAACATCGAGGTCGATGTCACGAAGAATTCTGTTCTCCGCCATCGTAATAAACGTATCTATGACCGCATTGGTAAACACATTACTGTCTACCTCGGTATAGTTACGGATGTTTGTCACTAGCTCATCATAGGTCATGTAGTCACCACCGTAACCGTTCCCAGTGTACCTACGCCTTCAACTGCAATTGCAGGAGGGGCAGGCTGCATTGAACCCGGCACTGTTTCAAAGGGTGTATCTCCGCCAGTGTTGTTAACAAACACACTAAGCGGCTCAGTTCTGTCAGGACGAGGGTCCTGTAGAGCTATTGCATCTCCCCTGTACTTTAACGGGGTTAGCTGCGGCTCTTTTGGCTCATAGTCCTCAGGGCAGACCATAAACCCCTTCCAGTTCTTTTTTAGGGTCTGGTAGGGGTAACGCTGCCCACAATAGTCACAAAGGGCGTAAGAATACTTACCCGTTGCATGAGCCATTTTAGTACCCTACGTCGGGAAGAAAGTACGTGCTTGCCGTGTCTCTATCTTCCTGTGCCGCCCTATTAAAATCCTGCTCATACATCTGCTGCAAAGCGCCCGTGCGGTCTGGGGCATACTTTAAAGACAGCATGTAAGCCAGTCCTGAGGCCAGACATGGAAGGAATCTGAAATTAACGTCCGTATTATTGGTGTAATCTCCGGCGTCTTCCATGCGGCGTATACGGTAGTAAACCAACGTATACGCCTTGTCTGCTGCAGGATACAAATAGGCTTTAGGCGTATTTGTACGCTCAATGTATATCTGCGACGGTCTTGCCTGCGTAAGCTTGTCAGGGACGTTAAGGTACTCCTCCCGTCCAATACGCTCGATGTTTATGTCTTGCTGCTGTCCGTTATTTGTTTGACGGATAACTGCGGTCAAAACATTTACCGTATCTGTTGGCAGGGATATCTCCGCGTCGCCTTGGACCAAAGCATAAGTAGCTTGCTCTATAGTCCACAGGTTTAGGCCTCTATTTGCCCAGTCCAAAAACAACAGATTTAACGACCGACGAGCCGAGTTAAGCTGATAGCCTGCAGTCATCTGCATGCCACAACGCTCGAACGCCTCTTCTACAAGGTCGTCAATCGAAAGATTAAAGTCTGTTGTCCCAGACGTTGCCATTTATTTACCCCAATTTTCCCGAGCTTTTTTCTGCGAAGCTTTAGATAAATCACCATAGTGGTAAAGATTTTTAGAAGATTTTGACATGGTTTTCCCTGTCATTATTTTCCCATCGGGGTGCTTATGTGTGCCGCCCCGATGTACTTTGCCATCTTTAAAATAATGATTTACGCCGGTAGCCATTATTTACAGGCCGCCCCGCCTTTGCGGTATTTCTTCATTATGCCACCGCTCATTTTTCTCTGGACACCACGGCCCATAAGGATGTCGGCTTTAGTGACTTTCCCGTCTTTATTCATATCGGGAAAACTTTTCTTTTTGACATCTCCGCCTTTATTCATCATGACGGGGTCGCCTACCTTACGGCTAGGCTTAGATTCAACTTTATTTCTAGGACCTGTTCCTACGCATCCTCCGCCTCTAGTAGCAGCACCCATTCCACGTCCGGCCATTTGGATCACCTCCTATCGATGTCGTTTAACTTTAGATGCAACTTTCTTAGGTTGCGATGAAAATTGTTTACCTTTTGCAGTGTCTGCCCGTTTTTTGCGTGTAGTCGCTGCGTATTCTTTATTGCTCATGGACTTAATAGCGCTTGAAGGAAGATATCTCTCCCCTGTGGCTTTAGATCCCTGAGTTGAAGGCTTGCCGCTTTTAGTTCGCCATTCTTGCTTTGTCCAAGACTGAAGCGATGCTTGTGGTTTCTTAACTGCCACTAGTCTCGGTAGCCTCCACCCTTAGCCTTATACTCTTTGGCTAACATCTGAGCTTTTCTACCTGACCACTGGCCCGGGTTACCGCCTTTGCCACCGGCTTTAATCTTAGAAAAAAGGCTTTTTCTCATAGTGGGCTTAGTGTAATTGCCCGCCTCATTAACTTTAGATTTGTTTGCCGAACCACCTGTAGCCATTTTACGAACAGGCTTTTTAACCGCAACCTTCTTGGCTGCCGGTTTTTTAACTGCAGGTTTTTTCATTACCATTTTTTACAGCTCCAGTATCGTGCTGAAAATTTATCTTTTGCCGTGTCGCAGTTGTGCCTAGCACGGAAGTTAGCCCGACGCTCAGGTATGCTCTTTTTAATGGTCATGTTGGGATCGCCAAAGCGCACCAGTTTTACATCGTCACCCTTCTTGGCTAAGACAGCAAACTTCTTGCTGCCTCCTGAGGTCCTTTTAGGCTTGTTATAGCCCGAGAAAGTTTCTCCACGATAGGACACACGCCCAGAAGGCGTGCGTTTAACCGCTTTTGTGGAAGCCATTAAGCCGCCGCTCCGCCCGCATATACCAGAGTCACACTGGTTATTTGGACATTGGTTGCGTCAATAAAAGCACCTGAATCGAACAAGGCTCCGCCGTCTGGGATATCTATCTCATACTGTCCGGCCGCTGCAGGGGTATGAATAGTGATCAAAGACGTAGCCGAGTCTGCTGCACCGTTTCTAATTTCAAAAGAAGAAGCAGTAGCAGTACAGGTGTAATAAATGCCATATAGACGAGTTCGACCAGATACGGCCGCCACACTGATAGCGTTTCCACCCGCAGGTATTTTGGTTACTAGCTCAATATTGCTTGCGCTCATAAGTTACTCCTATTAAATGAGAAACTTAGGATAGGTTGTTGTTTTGGAGATACATAACAGTAACCGTTCCGGCGCCCGTGCCATCACCAGTAGCCCCTGTGAAATCCGCAAGAACCTCTAGGTCAGTAGTGCCAACATTAGTGGCCTCTGTGTCCAATGTGCCGTGAGTTGTACCCAAAGCTTTGACATTTACCACGTTCAGAAAAGCATTGCCATCTGCGGCAGTACCTACCGATACAGTGGCCGCACCCGAGTCCGTATTCGCGGTAGTGACGTTTAAGATAACGTCAATTATTTGAGAGTTTGCAGGAACTATGGCAACTCTTTGGTTTAAAGCACTGGCACCTGTGATATCTACGATAATAGACTGAGCCATTGTTACAAAACCAGTATTGGCGACGTTTGTGCCAACTATAGTGCCTATAGTGTCTTTGATAGTTCCGGCTTTAATAGGGCCTGAAAAGGTAGTTGTAGCCATTAGGAGAACCTCACATGCGAGTTAATTTGGGGTGCATCTGTCTGCATGTCGTCAGCCGGAACTGTCAGATACACCGAATGAGTCCGGTATACTGGATTATATAACACTTATTTGCGTAACGCACAAATAAAAAAGGCCCGTCTGTGGGGGACGGGCCAAGTCTCTTCAAGGGAGATAAACACACAAAGAACAAAGCATTAACTGTTCACTGCGGAATTGCAGCACCCTCAAGATATCACTTAATGCGGGTCTCGTAAATGTTCTTTATCCACCATATAAACATATCTTCGCTAAGGGTATGTTTCATGGTATTTACCCTAGCAGAGACTAGCTGTACGTTTTTCCGTACATAAGGACCGTTAGGGTTTACTCGGTCTATCGAGGCGTTGAAGTCCTTTTGTTTCCGGTCGCCGTAAGTGCCGTCTCTTTGGTGGGTCATCAAAACCCCAGACAACGCGCATTTACCGTCCTGTATTTCCCACAGGTCAATAAGGTCTTCTGTGGTCAGTTCGTAATCAACACCCTGCTTAACGCGGCCGGATTTTAGCTGTGTATTTAGTACTCGTAGGTAGGATTCGGGGGTGGCAGAGGTTTTTCTTGCTCTTTGCAGGGTAACGCATTGTTGACACACCCCACGAATAAAACCTTCCTTAAAGTGCTCGAATTTGGATATCAGCTTAGTTTTGTTACACGAAGTGCATATTCGAGAGCCTTGTGGCTCTTGCTTTACTTTAGGTTTTCTAGGCATATCTACTTCCTACCACAAAAAAGAAAGGGCCCCTAAGGGCCCTTTCTAGTCATGCTCTTTAGCTTACGGTGTACCCGGTGAGCCAAAGATACCACGTGGGTCGCTGAAGCCAAAGCTGTAGCGCTCACGTGCCTTGTAGCGGACATTGCCGGTGTCGAAGTCGCCTTC